AAAACGAAAAACAAAACAAAAACGACGAACGATGTTACAAACATCTATTCGGTGGAAACCCCCCCTTCCTACTATAGGAAGGTTCGGTCGCCATATACTCATTGATAAAAATTTACCAACGGAACAAAAATATAAGAAATATTTTTTAGAAAACAAATCCTCACAATCAATCTTTATAAAAAAGGTTGACAGTAAGTTTTTATTTAAAAAATTTGGATTCTTTCCAAATTTATACATAAGAGACTTAACTCCTTATGATCAAGCAAGATATATAATGAAAAATATATATCCTAATATGGGATATAGATTTTTCTTTCAAACATTATATATACTTAAAAAGCATAATGGACTAAATTTCTTTAGAAACTGCATGATGAATGCAGATTCTTTAATCTTTCCACATTTAGCATGCGGAAATGAAAATATTAACCTGTTTGACAGGTTAACTAAATTCTGTTTGAATTGGTCTACACAGAATTACAAATTCTATGTTAAGACCGTATCTTCTTATTATAAGAAGGTAAAAAAATTATTAATTGAAAATCCATTTTATCTTTACCATTATACTAATGGTAAGAAAAATAGATTACCTGCACCCGAAATACCGGGTTTTAATATAATAAGGGAGTCAATAGAAGAACTAATGTTACTTCCAACCAAAGAGACTGGAAATAGATTATTAGGTATTCTTGGACAAAGAATAGCCTTAGTAACTTATGGCAGATCCTTTGGATTGGCATCTGAATCAATGGTTTTAGAAAGTTTTGAAAAATTCAAATCTATCTTAACCGAAAAACCCTATGATTTTAAATACGATAAGAATATTATGAAAAATATTCTTAAATGTATGAAATATAGATCTGCTGCATCTGCAAAAATAAGTTGTGGTGCAGCAGCTTGTTATGAATCATCAAGACTTGAAGGAGGTCAAACTGAAGCAATCAGATTGATCTGCCTCGAAGAAATTGATTATTCTTATGATTTAAAAACTATGGAAAAAATACCATGTGAGAAACACAGGGTATCAACTCCTATCGATATATTAAATATATCAATAGATTATTGTATGAATAAAAATGGTTTATTGAAAGTTAGAGCAATACCCATTAAAGAAATTAAAAAAGTACGGTGGATTACCGTGCAAAGTATACATTATATGGTGATAATGCAAGTAATTTCCCATATAGCTAATACTGCTATAAAAACACAAAGGACGAAAAATTGTTTCGGACATCATAGACCTCTTTGGGATTTCCTCAATGAGGATCTTGACGTGCAAGAAACACTTTGGTCGGATAAAAAACCCGGACAAAAAGTTTTCGCAATGTGTACTGATTTTACACAATCTACAGATTATGCCCCACCAGCACTCGCTGGTGAGATCTGGGATTATCTTATAGATAATCTTCCATGTGATGATCAAAAAGGATTTTTCCTTTTTGCGAAAAGACTATACTGTGAAGACAGGATAGTAGAGTTTAAGAAAACCTCATTTATAAAAATAAATGGATGGTTGATGGGAGATCCCATGACAAAATTCTTTTTGACAACAATTGGTGAATATTGGTATCAAAAAACTAGGTCGTACACAAATGATTTTTATGTACAAACTCTAAGTGGTGACAATCATTGCCGATTGTCAACAAATAAAGGACTCCTAATGGACTCATTAGAGATACCCAGACAACTGGGATTTAAATTTGAAGATAGTGACATACTATTATCAAAATTTCTTATATTTTACTGTGAAGAAATGGCATTGGTTCCACAAGAACCATACCATACAGTAAGAGTACAAATTAGAAGACAGAATAAATCTGGATTCTTTAAAACTTTCATCGGATATATAGATTATCCAAGGATGAGATTAATACAACCAATCAAGGTTGATACTATGAACCCTTCATATACAGACCTTGGTAGATCTGCTATGATAGGTAGGGAAACAATGTACACAGTACAAGTAAATACTATGTTCTATGAATCCTATGTTATAGCATCTATACTACATAAACAATTATGTGGTTCAACAAATGATACAATATGTCCTTTTCTACCAATTGATATTGGTGGTGATGGAATGTTTCTGAATGATTCTGAGTTTCTTAAGGAAGTTGTCCTTAAAAAGTCTAGAAAACCTTCGGAAGTTATATACAGAATGAAATGCTTACTTGAAGAAGCATGGTCATTTAAATATTTAAGAGAACCAAGAAAAGGAAATCTTGGTTACAAAAATATACACAAATATTGTATTCTAAAATACAATATTGATAATTGTAAAGAAATTCCTGATGATTGTAAAATACAATTTCAGGATGAACTTCACAAAACTATGATGTTAACTGTTTCTAGGATATTTATACATCCAATAGAAGCTTGGTTTAATATTCAAAAGAAAAAATACTATCAATCTATCCTAGCAGGAGAGATTCCTGAAGAGTTAGAATTAGATAGTAAAATTGAATATAAACATGGTTATACTAAATTAGATAAGAATTTTCCATTTAATAAATTTTTATTAAAATGGAAAAATCCTGGTTTCAAGACAAAGCTGATACCAGATTATTTAATTGATCCCAATAAGATACATCTTACGGAATATATGAACTTAGGTTGGAATTGGAAACCATCTGATGAAAAGGAATGGTTTTATTCCAATAATCTTTTATATGAAAAGAATATTGAAGATTTCTTCAATAACTTGAAAAATAATTTAGAAATTAAACAATCAGTAATTGATCGTTTAAACAAAATTATAGAAACAGATATTGTAATAATGTACAATCTCTCTCATATGGAAAATAAACCTGAAAGGATAAATTTAATATCTGGTGATATTAAATTAGCCAAAAGGATATTAACAACATATGATCAAATAAAGGAAATTTGTTTAATAGATCCAGTTTTATATCAGCTGGGTCTATATGAAATGAAGGACTATCCTATAATAGAAGATCAAGGAGCAATATTATTTGCTGATCTAAAATATTACAATAATGGTATACCCATTATTGACTTCTTTGAAAGGGAAATTATGGTAAATAAGATCCCAATTGAAAACAAAGAATTGAGTTTTGCATTTGTTGACAAACGCAAATATTGAAATCTAGTAATCTAGATTGTTAAAGGGCCTAGTTATCTAGGCTAACGGGTCGAGCGATATCACCAAAATGGTAACGCGAGACTCCCGAATCCAAGTAGAAACTTG